AGGAAAGGAATTAATGCAGGCGGCTTCGTTTACGAACCGATATAAAGAAAATCGTTGGGCAACTCGTGCTCAACTTAAAAAGCGACAGTCCATTAATCTTGACGAAGCATTCCAAGAGCAATGGCAAGAAAACTATGGATAGGAACTATTATGGCTCGTTCAATTAAAATTGAAAGCATTGGTGGTGGAACCCGTGGAGTAGGTGGTTCTGTTTCTCGACCAGTAAAAAAATCTGTTAATAAAGCAATGTTAAAAGCAAATGCAGAAAAAACTGGTCGTAGAACAATTGGTTCTACAACTTTAAATAAAAAAGGACAAGTTGTTGAATACATGTCTGGCAAAAAAGTTACGGGAACTGCTCGCAAAATTAAAGATAACTCTCAACGTACTGAACTAGAGGCTAAAGGATATTCAAAACGCGCTTCGCTTCCAAAATATCCAAGTAAAAAAAATATTGGAAATCCAGACAAATTAACTACACCTAAAGTGCCAGTAAAGCCAAAGGCTTCACGTACTCGTTCAGGAAAGAAGTCTAAGTAATTATGGCGCGTTCAATTAGAATTGAAAGTATTGGTGGTGGCTCACGTGGAGTCGGCGGTTCTGTTTCTCGAACAGTTAAAACAACAAAGGGTAAGGCAAAAGTAAATCGTAGAGTAAATAACATTAATGACGAGGCTGACAACCGAACTGGTGGAGCATTTGGCTATACTTATAACAAAAGTAAACTTAAAGAAGTTGTTGATAATTCTGGCACTACAAAAGTAAAACCACGTAATCTTGGTAAAACATTAAAACAAATTGCACCAAGTCGTAAAAAAGAAGTAAAAATAGTTAATAAAATTATAAAAAATCGTGGCGAAGCAATTAAACCAAATGTTAAAGTAAATCCAAGAAATGTACCTAAAGTACCAGTAAAGCCAAAGGCTTCACGTACTCGTTCAGGAAAAAAGTCTAAGTAATTTTTAATCAATCGTTAGGACACAAATGTTAACAATTAAGCAGATTGCGGCGCGTGTTGAGTCGCTTAAACACCGCGCCCGCGAGCGCGATTCACGACATGAAGATGTTCTAGCAGTACGTCGTGGTCAGATTTCTAGCGTATATCCTGATTTCTTTCCAGATGGTGTTGATGCAAACGTAGTTGCAAACTTTATTGACATTGTTGCACGCGACCTCTCTGAGGTAATGGCTCCGCTTCCTGCTATTAACTGTTCTGCAATTAACCAAGTAGAAGATAAATCACGCAAGTTTGCTGACAAGCGAACTCGTATTGCTTCTAACTACTTCATTAATTCAGACCTGCAAGTGCAGATGTATACTGGTGCAGACTGGTACATCACATTTGGTTTCGTCCCATTCATTGTTGAGTTCGACGAAGAAGCAAAACTGCCGCGTATCCGCATAGAAAACCCTGTAGGTGCTTACCCAGAGTATGACCGCTATGGACGCTGCGTTGCTTTTGCTAAAAAATACCGCATGACAATGGCAGAACTTTGTGCTCAGTTCCCTGAACACGAAGAAGGCATTCTTGGTGATGATGGTTATAACCAAGATATGAATGGTTACCTAACTGTCATTCGATACTATGATAAAGAGCAGTCTGTAATTTATATTCCAGAGCGCAATAACTATCCAGTATCTGTTGCGGAAAACCCAGTCAAGAAGATGCTAGTTCACATTGCACGTCGCCCATCTGTTGATGGCGAGATGCGTGGACAGTTTGATGACGTACTCGGTATTCAGTTGCTTCGCAATCGTTTTGCATTACTTGCAATGGAAGCAGCAGAGAAGTCTGTTCAGTCACCTATCGTCTTGCCTAGTGACGTTCAAGAGTTTGAGTTTGGTGGAGATGGAGTAATCCGCACCAACAATCCTGCTGGCGTTCGCCGTGTAGAACTTCCTATCCCTGCTGGTGCATTCAATGAACAGCAGATACTTCAAGGTGAACTACGCACAGGAACACGTTATCCAGAGTCACGTACTGGTAACGTAGATGCTTCGATTATTACGGGACAGGGCGTTCAAGCCCTTATGGGTGGATTTGATACGCAGGTTAAATCTGCTCAGGCTATCTTTGCTTCAGCACTTAAGAATGTTATTTCAACATGCTTCTGTGTTGATGAAGTTGTATTTGATGTTAAGAAGACAGTTCGTGGCGTAGATGCTGGTTCACCATACGCTATTGAATACACTCCATCTAAAGACATTAAGGGTGACTACTCTGCAGATGTCAGATATGGAATGCTTGCTGGATTAAACCCAGCACAGGGACTTATTTTTATGTTGCAGGCTTTGGGTGGCGACTTAATCTCAGTTGACTTGGCTCAACGAGAAATGCCGTTTGGTATTAACGTCACACAAGAGCAAGAGAAGATTGAAGTTGAAAAACTTCGCAAGGCTCTCATTGGCTCACTGCAAGCATATACACAAACAATTCCACAGTTAGCAACTCAGGGACAAGACCCATTGCCTATTATTCAAAAGATTGCTATGGCAATCAAGGGACGTAAAGAAGGCAAGTCTATTGAGGATGTTATTGAGGAAGTGTTTACACCAGAGAATCCTCCTGCTGGGGCTGCAGTTGAGCAACCCGTCCCCTCTGCTCCTGGCGCTCCAGTAGGAGGCGCTCCTGCAGAAGGACGACCAGATTTACAGATGCTGCTTAGCCGTTTAAATTCTAGCGGTGAAGCAACAGGTTCGGCACAAGTTAGACAGCAACGAGTAATTTAAGGGGGATAGTCATGGCTCCACGCAAGAAACCAACAAGAGTACGTACTGTTAAAAGTGATGACTACACTCCATTAGAAAAATACTGCATTGCTGTAAATGAATATTACAAAGCATTACGCACTGCAGGTTTTTCTGAAGGTGTTGCTATAACAATGATTCAGGATAGAAATTCATATCCAGACTGGATTATTCCAGACCTACCAAATAAAATCGATAGTATTCCATATGATGATGATGAGGATGAGGACTAATGGCACAGCAAGGCGGTTATCGTAAGCCAGAGAATCCTGCACCTATGTCAGGACCTGGTGCTTTATCACAACGCACAGATGGTGGACCAGCGCAAGGCGCTAGATATATTTCTGGACTTCCATATGGACAGGGACAAGCAACATATGACCAGCAAACTGCTGCTCCTATGGCTGCTGCATCACCTATGCCATCTGCACCTGCTGCTGCACCAATGGAAATGCCAACACCATTAATGGCTCCAACATCAAGACCTAATGAACCAATTACTGCTGGGATTAATATGGGTGCTGGTCCAGGTTCAGAAGTTATGATGGATAGACCATCAGAAACAAAAACTATTACTGATACATTACGTGAACTTATTCGCTTTGACCCTAGTGGAGATACGGAACTTATTTATAGAACTCTTGTTGACGAAGGATACTAATGACAACAAAAGTTAATTATATTGTAAATAGGTTAAGCCCTAATATTTATGCAGCAGCACAACAAGCAAATTTGCCTGCAAATCAAGTATCTCAATTAGAACAACTTGGTTGGACTGTTGATAAAAATCGTAGTTTAATGAAACTTCCTTCTGAGGAAGCACGTAAACAATTTTCATCACTTGCACCAGAAGTACAAGAAAAAATTAAATTTCTTTATCCAGATGCAGATTATATAAAAGAACCAGATACATTAGGCGATAGAGTTATTGGTGCATTCGGTAAAGTTGCAGAAACGGCAGCATCACCATTAATTGGTATATTTAAAGCAATGGGTGTATATAACCGTGTAATTAATACACCCTACCTTGTTGCGCGTCAAGTTTCACAAGGTAGAGATTTATTTAGTATTAAAACATTTAAAGATGCATGGGATGGTCGTCGTCTATATGATGATGGAGCATTAAAAGAAACTATTGCAGTATTTGGTGATGCAAATGTAAAGGTTGCACAAGGACTTCTTGCTGGATTAAAACCAGGAGAAATTGTTGAACAGTATGGAACTATAGATAATAATTTATTAAAGGCTTTGCAAAAAGCATACAATGACCCAGATTCATTTAAACAAGTAATGGATGGGGTAAAATATTCACAAGTTTCATTTGGTAGAGATATAGCACGTATTTTTGACACAAAACCAACTAAGGGTAACTTGCATCAAGACTATATTGATGGAAAAACAAAAAATATTTCTGGTACTCTTGATTTTATTTACCAGTTAGTTATTGACCCACTTACTTATGTAAGCGGTGGTCTATCTAAATTACCTATTCTTGGTAATAAATTTATGTCACGCGGAGATAGACTTGTTAAAACAATTGAAGAACGTGGCACTGCTGGAGTACGTGAGATATTTCGTACCGAACCAGATATTGTTAAATTATGGGACAATGGTATTGGCAAGGCTGTAAAAAAGATTGCAGATGCCCCAACTACTACAGAAAAAACAAAGGCTCGTCGAGAACTAGGTGCAAACTATCCTGGTTATAACAATGATGAAGCCATTGATATGCTTGTACGTAATGAAATTTTTGATGCAAAGGCTGCCGTTGATTATTTTTCTAAGGCTGAAAATGTCCCACTATTACTATCTGGTCGAGTAGATGGTATTCAGTATTTCCGTAATGGTATAGCAACTGCTAGAAATCAACGCCGCATTGCGTCTGGTATATCTAGATATGTTGATTCATTCTTTAATCCTACCAAGTCAACTGAGGAAATTGAAAAAAGCGGTAAAGATGCTTGGGAAATCTTTACTAAAGTAGGAAAAGATGAAAATGCAATTGTTCCAGAAGAAATTACTGAGGTTAAAAAGTTCTGGAATGAAATGTCCAGACGAGAAAAAATTGCTCAGAAGTTTGGAAAAAGCACTCAGGGTCGCTATATTCTTCTTGGAGAAGATTCATTAAAGACTGCTGATGTTGTGCGTGATACATTCCGACAGATTGTACCTAGAGATATAGCAGATTTTCTTACATACAAGTTTGTTAATGCAGATGCAAACGACCAAGTAATTATTTTGCGTAATACTTATTATGCAATTATGCAAAAATATGGTCTAGATGGTCACCCAAAGGGTAAAGAACTTATTGAAAAAACACTTCAATCTAAGTTTGGTGACAAAGAAGGTCTAGCAGTTGTATCTAAATTGGAAGTAAATCCAAAGTTTGCTGACGAAATTGGCGAAGTTGGATTAAAGCGCAGCGACTCTGGTCTTGAGTATGAAACATCTGGAATTATTCATCCATTCCAAGAGGCAAAAGGTGTTGCATCTTTGGACTTTATGGAAATTGCTGAAACAGTAGCCAATATTAAGAGCAAAAAGAATTTAATTATGGCTGCAGGTGGAGCCACCCAGTCACATACTGCTGGAGAATTTGTAAATGCTTGGTCATTACTTACTCTTTTCCCACGTTTAGGTATTCGAAGCGGTATTGATGAAGGCATTATGTTCCTTTTAACTGCTCCAGGTTCTGACATTATGAAATTTGCTTTACGCAAAGGTCACAAAATGGGTAAAATTGCTACTGCATATACTGGTAGTAAGTCTGCAGAAGGCTTGCGTTCAAGCCTTGCTGGTCTTTATGGTACTAGAGCATCAGAAGCAATTTCACTAGAAGCCCGTCTTGCGATTCGCGCAAAGGCTGCTAAAGATAAAGGCATAAGCGAAGACCTGCTTAGCAAAGTAGACGTTGGTACTGCTACTGCTAAAGAGGCTACCCGTATATTCCATGGGACTAGAGAACCTGATGCAGAGTTTTTGATTGAAGCACTTGCTCATGGTGGTCATATTCTGGCTTCAAGCGCACGTTCTATTGCTGGTGCTGCTTCTTTAACTGGTCGTCAAATAGATGAAGTTGTTCAACTTAACATTAATCCAAATAATTATGATTTAATGCTTAAGGATTTAGACCTTGTATCTGGTAGAACAGATAACGTAGTAAGCACATATGATTTAGATAGAGCATCAATTCTTAATGGACGTGGAATTGCTGTTGTTCATTTTGAAAACTTTATTAAAAGATTCTACGGTAATAAAAAAGAACTTACTGGAACTAAGGGTAAAAGAACTTTTGACCCTGCTAGAAACTTTCTTGACAACAATGCGCTTGAGACAACTGCTGATTTTCGTAAGGCAAAAGAAGAAGCGCTGTCAGCAATTGGTATTGAAAGAAATACGGAACTTGTTCAAGAAATTGGTGATAAAGCACTTGATGGTGTATCAAAAAGCGTAGCCTGGGTAATTAAAGACCTAGATGCGGTTAATGAGTTCATTAAAATGTCATCTCGTTCAAGTGAATTAATGCAGCGTGGTATTCCACGCGCAGAAATAGTTGCTGACCAAGTAGACCGTATTCTTCTTGACCTATATCAAACATTCCACGGCTCATCAAGCAATTTTAATAAGGGATTGTATGATTTAATTAAGTCTCGTCAAAAAGAATTAACTGATATAGAAATAGAAACATTAGTAGATATACCAGATAAACTACGTAGAGCAACAAAGTCATTAACATTTGATGAGTTTGAAAAGGCTACAAAGGGATTCCAGCCTAAAGGACGTATGTATACCCAGTTAGATATTGAGGGTATTACAGATATGGAAAGTGTTTATGCTAAGTTAGGCAACAATGCTTTTGAGTTTATGGACCGACAGGTTACTGAAATGTTCCGTCAACCAGCAGTTATGCTGGCGTATACCCGTATACGTAACAATCTTAAGAAGGTTCAGCAAGAAGAAGAAGTTGCACTCTACAATAAGTTTATTAAAGAAAATGGTGGCACGGGTCGTCGTGACCCAGATACACTAAAGGCAGACATTAAAGAACAAGTTACTCGCAAATATGTAGAGATTGCAATTAATCAGGCTGCGGATACTGTTCTTAAGTATGCTGATAATCCACAGATACGCACAAACTTTGCACTATCTATCCGCAACGTAGGTCGTTTTTATCGTGCAACAGAAGATTTTTGGCGCAGAACATATCGTTTAAAAGATGTAGCCCCACGTGCTTTATATCGTATGCGTTTAGCGCATTTAGGTTTTAATTCTGCTGGCATGATTTATACGGATGCTAAGGGCGACCCATATGTCATGATGCCAATGGATGATATTATTTTTAAAACAATTGATGGAACTGTCCGTACATTAACTGGTAATGATGCATTTAAACAACCAATTTTTAATGACTTTACATTAAAGTTAAAACTTGCTAATCCATCATTCTCCCCAGATGCTGGTGTTCCAACATTATCTGGTCCAATTGCAGCACTTGGCGTACTTGGAATGAAATCTATTCTTGGTAGAACTGGTGCAATAGGTCAAATAGGAGCAGAAGAATTAGATAATATAGCGCTTGGTAATATTGGTGAAGGTATGGATATTACTAGAGCATTAGTTCCAGCATCGCTTCAAAAAGCATGGAAAATTTTAGATTCAAATGAAAAGGATAAGCAAGAAACAACTGCTGCTATGCAGGCTATTGCTTATAATGCATCCCAGGGAAATATGCTTAGCCCAAATGCAACCGAAGGAGAGAAATACGAATACTTAAAAAATATTCGCATATCAGCCCACAATATCATTGCAATGAAATCTATTCTTGGTTTATTTGCTCCAGTTGCACCATCAACACAAGAAAGTGTTGGGGTTCCAGACTATCTAAAAGAGGTAGGACTTGTAAGTTTACGTGCTGAATTTTTTGATTTAGTTGATGCAGTAACAAAGAAATATAATGGAGATGTTCAAGACCCGTATGAACTTGCATTAGCAACTTTTATAGGTAAGTATCCTGGCAAACTTGTTTATACAATTGCTAGAGATGAAAAGACAACTAAGGTTCAAATTGCAAAAACTAAGGCTCTTAAAAATTGGGCTATAAGTAACAAGCAAGTAATTGATAAATATGGTCAAGCAGCATTTATTATTGCTCCTAGAATTGGAGAATTTGATGCTGGTACATATGCTTGGTTAGAAGCAGCAGATTTACTTCAAGATAAAAGTCTTGAAAAGTATTTTGTTGATGTAATGGTTGGAAAAGATAAGCAGGCTTATTATAATATTGCCCGTGATGAGAAGCGTTTGTTGTCTCAGACCGCAAGTAGCACAGCACGTAAGGCTATTATTGAATCATCTACTGCTAAACGCCAATTATTAAAAGGTTCTAATCCAATGTTAGAGGCTGCTTTAACTGCTGGTGGTAATGAAATTGCCACAGAAGAAAGTATGCTTAGAAGCCTAGAAGAAATGCTTGCAAATACAAATATTAAAATATCTGCTGGCACACGCTATAAGTTGCTTACTTTAACAAATCAAATGCGTTCATTTGTAAATATGTCAAATGACCCAGCAGTAAGAAATGTAGAAAATTTTGTTCAATTAAAAAGAGACCGCAAATTATCTATTGAACAAATGATTGCAGAATTTGCAGAACAAGACCTAACGGTTAAGGAAGCAAACCGCGCTATATTTAGTGCAATTCTTGATTACTATTCCCGCGATTCATATACATCATAAGAGGACTAAATGGCAAATATATCTAAAGAGCAAGCCGCTGCTTTACTTAGATGGGCTGATAAACAGTTAGCATCTAATGGTGGTAATAGCCGTCCCTCAAATTGGGATAAAGCAACTGCTCCTTTTATTATAAATAAATATGAAACTTGGCAAGATGTATATAATGCTGCTTTAAAAGAATATAAATTAACTGGTGCAACAGAAAAAGAAATTGCACAAAATGCTCCAGTGAAAACCAAAAAAGATATTGCTGCAAAAAATAAAGCAGATATTACTGCTGCTGAAACCAAAAAAGCAGCAGACCCATTTGGTTTTGAAATTGAAAAATATACATTAACAGTAGATACTGATGAAAATGGTAATCAAAGTTTACGTGGAATTTTACCTGGAAGTCAAAATGCTGTACCAATGTATATGTACACATCAAGTGGAGTTGAATTTAATAAACCTACTGGACTTGGTAGACCAAGCAAAACAGTAAAAACTGAAAATAATTTACAGTTTTCAGAAAATTACAATTCTATTAGAGAAAAAATCTTGCAGGATGCAAGAGTAACTCCTGGTGGATTTGATGCTTTATTTTCTAAACTATATTCAACTGGTGTTATATCTAAAGAAACATTTAATTCTAAAAATATATCAGCCCAAGATTTTAGTAAAGGTCTTAAGTATTTAGTAGACCAGTATTCAATTAGGGCTTTGAATGACTATCAAGTTTATGGTAAGAAAGAACCACTTACATTTAATAAATTTCTTGATACTGAATTTAAAAGTGGTAAAGAACCTAAAACAACATATGATATGGTTCAGACAACACGTCAAGATGCAGCAGATGATGCTAACCAATTTTTTATGCAGTATCTTGGTCGCCCTGCAAGCAAAGAAGAACAAGACCAATATTATAAAGAACTTCGAAATGCCGAGAAAAAGGCTATTCGATATACAACAACAACAGATGGCAATACTGTAGTAAAAGGCGAGTTACTTAACGAAACAGACAGAATACTTATTATGGGTAAGGTTGCTGGCTCTGCTTTAAAGGGTACTAGTATTGATGAAATTATGAAGGGTGGCGCTGGTGCTGCCCAAGATGTTGATTTTATTCTTGCAACTGCACGTGATTACGGTGTAAAAATTACACGCGAACAGGCTATAAATTATGTTGCAGATAATCTTCGCAATGGTTTAAATACAAAAACAACTAAGCAAAAGATTATTGAAATTGCTAAATCAAATTATAAAGGTATTGGCGATAGAATTAATGAAAATGTAAGTACAAAAGAACTTGCTGGAAATTATCTATGGCAAAAATCTCAGATACTTGAACTTAATCAAGACAACATGGATGTATTTGATGCAGATATTCAAGATGCAATTAATGGCAATATGACAATGACAGAGTTTAATCAAAAATTACGTAAGAACCCTTTGTGGTCTAAAACAAAGAATGCTAGAGAAGAAGCGGCTAACTACGCAACCGATATTCTTAGGTCATTCGGATTGATGGCATAATGGCTAGAGCAACTATGGAAGGTGGCAGCAACGCTGGCTCACCAAATGCTGGTAAAACTGCTGCACAGATAGCATCTGAAGCCGCTATTAGAACGTATCAAAATGCTGCTGCTGCTGCAGAAAAAAATCCAACAGCAGCAAATAAGGCTAGATTAAAAGATGCATTTACTGCAAAAACTGCTGCTGCTGCACCCGCTATTGATTATGGTCAAGTTGCTAAAGATGCAGAAAGAATTGCTGCAGAGGCTAATAAAACAATAGAAGAAATTCAACAAAATATAACTGATGTAAATATTGCTGGCGCCGAGGCTGGTGTAATCGCTCAATCTATGGGTTCATTACCATGGACACCAATAAACAATGTTCCATCTAATAAAGAAAGTGAAGTTGATAAAGATGCATATGCGCTTCTTGAATCAATCTTTCGTTCATATGGTCTTGAGAGTTTAGTTCCAGTTATTCGTGGTTATATGGAACAAAATCTTGGTGTAGAGCAGGCTAAATTAAAACTTAAAACAGAACAGGCTTATAAAGATAGATTTAAAGGCAATGAAATTAGGTTAGCAAAAGGTCTTAATGTTCTTGATGAGGCTACATATCTTGAATTAGAAAATGACTATTCTGAAACTCTTCGAGCATATGGTCTATCAGATTACTTTGGTATTGCTACAGATGCTACTTCTCGCTTGGCTCGCCAACAGAAGATGGCTGATGTAATAGGTAACGATATATCAGCAGTTGAATTTAAAACACGTATCTCTACTGCAGTATCACGTGTAAAGAACGCAGATGCAAATACTAAAGATGCCTTTAGAGCACTTTATGGAATTAATGACAGCGACCTAGTCAAGTTCTTCCTTGACCCTACAAAGGGTTCAGAAGAACTCAAGACTAAGGCAGCCGCTGCAGAGATTAGCGGTGCTGCAGTATCTGCTGGACTTTCTGGAACATCACTTGGTACAGCAGAAGAACTTGCAAAACTAGGCGTAGATAAATCTACAGCGCTAGAAGGATACGCAAGCATTGCTGGCTACTTGCCACAGGCTGAGTTCCTTAGCCAGATTTATGATGAGAGCGGTATCAAGTATGACCGCGCAGCAGCAGAAGCAGAAGTCTTTAAGGGAACTGCATCTGAAAAACGCAAGCGTCAGCAACTTGCTGCAATGGAAGAAGCATCATTTGGTGGTTCTTCAGGACGACAAAGAACAGGACAAGCATCAGGTAATACTGGCTCGTTCTAAATAAGAATCCCTAGACGGACCGACTAGCCCCGTCAGGCGTATAAGACTAGGAGTAGAAGCCAGCCAGTTTCCCCGAACTGTTACTGTGGTCTGCGAACTAAACAACAATAGAAGGGTGAGGTTGCTATGAGCAACAACGACTGGGATAACGACGAAGACCTTGATTTTCTACAAGGTGCTAATGATGAGACGGATGGTATTAAAGACCTTCGTAAAGCAAAACGCGCTAATGAAAAACGAATCAAGGAATTAACTGAACGACTTGAAAAGTTCGAACGTCAAGAACGTGAAGGAACCGTCACCAAAGTCCTAGAATCTAAGGGAGTCAACTCCAAGGCTGCCCGTCTAATCCTTAAGGATTTAGATGAAGTCAGCGAAGAATCAGTTAATAACTGGCTTCGTGAAAATGGAGATATTGTCGGGTACACACCACAGACAGAGCAACCTGTTGCACCAGAATCTGTACGAGAGTTCTCTCGTCAGGATGGCGCTACACAGTTTGCTGCGACTCCCGACGTTTCAGATGAATATGTTGATATGTTACAAAACTATAACGGAAACTCTGAAGAAGAATTACTGTCCATAATCCAAAACATCTCTAACAAGATGCAAAACTAGAAAGAAGGTATCGCCAAATGGCAGATGTCTTTACCACTACAACCACTGGATATGGTACTAACCTTGTAACCTTAGCATACGATAAGTTGATTGAAACCAACCTCCGCGTATTGCCAAAGTTCCGCGAGATTGCTGACAAGAAGGTCGGCTCACTCACACACAATGGTTCGTCCATTCGTTTCCAGTTTAACAATGATATTGCTGATACAACTGTAGCAGGAGCAACACTCTCAGAGACTGTTGACCCAGATTCAGTTGCAATTCCGCAAACATCATACATTGACGTAGCACAACTTGAACTTGGTCGTTCAGTGCTTCCTGTCAAGAAGATTAACCTTATGTCAATTGCTAACATCGACCCATGGGTTGCTAACGCAATTGGCTTCAACATGACCAAGACACTTGACAACGCAATCGTTGCTAAGTTGGATGCAGGAACAAACATTGTTCGCGTTGCAGGCGGTTCAGGCGCAGTATCTGGCACATATGAAAGTGTTGGAACTGTTGCTGCTAAGAACACAATTGCAGGCACAGATACAATGAAGTCTGCTGCTATTCGTTATGCAGTTACCAAGATGCGTGCTGCTGGAGTTCAGACAAAGGCTGCTGGAATGTATGTTGCATACATCCACCCAGAAGTTTCTAACGACCTCCGCACTGAAACTGGTAACAACGTATGGCGTACACCACATGACTACCAGAACGCTGCACCACTATTTGGTGGAGAACTTGGTTCATGGGAAGGTGTTCGCTTTATCGAAACAGCAAACGCAACCAACGCACAGGCTGGAACTGGCGCTGGCGCATCACAGATTCGCGTTTACCACACATACGTCACAGGTGCTCAGGCACTTGCTGAGGCTGTATGGAAGGAACCAGGAATGGAAGTTGGCGTTGTCCAAGACCGTTTCAACCGTTTCTCACCAGCAGGATGGTACGGAATCATCAACTGGGCTCTCTATCGCTCACCATCATTGGTTCGCATCGAGACCGCAGCATCAGGTCGTCAGACTGTCTAATCAGTAGATTGACGGGTAGGCAGGGGCTTTGCCCCTGCTTATCAGTAAACCTATTGGAGGAACAATGGCATATAGATTCACAACACCTACAGTGCTAGAAGAATTTGATGGTGAATATCATCCATTGTTTTCTAGAATTAAAATTCCAAAAGGAATTACTGTATTAAAGATTGATGGAGATTACTTTGAAGTTAGGTATCCATCAGCAGAAGAAGTAGCAGATGCAGATATTGCATATATTGGTGGCTACTCATATGAAGTAACAGCAGGAGAAAAGGCTGACCTAGAGGCAGCAGGTTACACAGTGGAGACGGTATGACATATTGCAATCATATTAGCAGGGTAAAGACATGGGGCTTTAGTGAGAACCATGACTTTGAGGTGACAGAGTATGACTGCCTATTATGTGGATTAACATCACCAGTTCCTTTTAAGGAAGAAGAAAATATCGACATTGACCATGTTGATTGTGATGATGATTGTTTTGGGTGCAAGGTACGGACACTACAACTTAATACAGGTGATGCCAATTCAAGCAAAGTAATGAGCAATAAGAAATGGCATGGCGAACTGGATGCATATCGGGAAGCACGTGACCAAGGTATTCAGCCAGAGGGTACAAGTATGGATGCAATCCAAAGAGCAGTAGAAGCATCAGAAGCAATGGGTAAAGCCTATGATGCTAATACTATGACAAGCGCAAGATTTATTGACAAGAAGTCAGTAAACGACCTAAGTGAAGTTGGAGTAATTTAATGTCTGCAAAAGGCGAAATGTATAAGTCAAAGAAGTCAATGATGAAGCATGAAATGTCTGAGTCACCAGCAATGCGTAAGAAGGAATATGGCTCTGCATCTGGTGGACTATTTGGCAAGAAGCCAATCAAGAAGGCTGCTAAGAAGGCTGCACCTAAGCGTATGGGAAAGAAGAAGTAATCATGGCTGCTAAGAAACCAACACCAAAGAAAAGCCCAGCACCAAAGAAATCAAATCTAGATGCAATCATTAAAGAATATCAGCGACAAGTTTCACCTAAAGGTGTTGCTTCTGCTTCTGCTGCTGCCAGCAAAGCAATGGACAAGAAGTATCCAGGGTTATATAAGAGTGCTACTCCAAAGGCTACACTTAAAAAGATGGGCAAGAAGAAGTGAAGAAGTCAGCCAAGCATCCAGGATTCAAAGCAGCACAAAAAAAGATTGCTGCAAAGCAAGGTGTCTCAATGGAGAGTGCGGGTGCAATTCTTGCTGCGGGTGCGAGGAAAGCATCGAAAGCAGCAGTTAAGGCTAACCCACGCTTGAAGCGTGTTAGTGGAGTTAAGAAGGGCAAGTAATGTCCAAGACATCTAAGCACTATCTAAAGAGTGGAAAAGAATATAAAGGACCAATTCACAAGATGAATGGTCAAATCCATACTGGTGCAAAGCATACTGATGCAAGCAAAGTGCTAACACACAAGAAACCAAAGAAGGCAAAGTAATGGCATATACCAAGGCAAGCACACGTGAGCGACTCAAGAACCAGATTATGGCTGGGTCTAAAGGTGGCAAGCCTGGTCAATGGTCTGCTCGTAAAGCCCAACTTCTAGCCCAAGCCTATAAGAAGGCAGGCGGTGGCTACACAGGTGGCAAGACTAAGGCTCAGAAATCTTTGTCCAAGTGGACTAAGGAGAAGTGGGGCACAAAGTCAGGTAAACCCAGCACACAAGGTCCAAAGGCTACTGGTGAGCGTTACCTTCCTAAGAAGGCTAGAGAGGCTCTATCAGCCTCTGAATACGCTAAAACCACCGCTGCAAAGCGGGCTGGTATGCGTCAGGGCAAGCAGTTTGTAAAACAACCTAAATCTATAGCAAAGAAAACAGCGAGATTCAGATGAAGAAGAAAGACTCACGCCTAGCACGGGCTGGCGTATCAGGCTTTAACAAGCCAAAGCGTACTCCTAACCACCCTAAGAAGTCCCATGTGGTTGTTGCCAAAGAAGGCAATGTAGTAAAAACCATTCGGTTTGGACAGCAGGGTGTATCTGGTTCACCCAAGAAGGCTGGTGAGTCTGCTGCATACGCAGCACGTCGTCGTTCATTTAAAGCACGTCATGCAAAAAACATTGCTAAAGGCAAACTAAGCGCAGCATACTGGGCAGATAAGGTTAAGTGGTAATGACCGCAACACTAGACGTTTTAACTGACGAAGTTATTATGAACCTTGCTGGCTATACGCTGCAGCAAGACCGCACTACTCACTTGACTTCTAATATAACTACAACTACATCTACATTAGCAACACCTACCACATTCTCACTTAATGCAGATGAGATTGGTTCTGGAACTATTGAAATTAATAATGAGTTGCTATGGGTAGATTCATATGACCGAATCTCTAAGACTGCAACTATTCCGCCATATGGTCGTGGATTTATGGGCACAACTGCAACTACACATGCTGCTGGTGACCGAGTAATAATTAGTCCTACATTTCCACGCTCATCTGTTAAGCGTTCTATTCAAGATACTATTCGAGCCATTGGTTCTAGTATCTATGCTGCTAAGAATACTTCATTTATCTACAGCCCATCTACAGATGTATATGAATTTGAAAATCTAAATGTGCAGAATGTTCTGCGTATGTCTTGGCAGGATACTGGTTCTACAAAGCGCTGGGTTCCAATCACACGTTTTACATTTGAACCATTACCAGATGCTGCTACATTTAGCGCAAACTCACAGACAGTAACAATTAACGATAGATTTATTCAGGCTGGTCGTAAGGTAAATGTTACCTACGCCACAGCACCTTCAATATTAAGTACATCATCTACAGATTCTTTTGCAGACCAAACTGGTCTATCAGAATCAGTACGAGATGTTGTAGTACTAGGGGCATCATATCGTTTGCTTTCATTCCTAGACCCTGCTCGCAATGCAATCACTAGCCCACAGGCTGATGAGATTGATAGCAAGCGTCAGTATGGTTCAGGCAATGCAGCAACACGTGCACTATATCAACTCTATGCTTCACGTTTGGCTGAAGAAGTACAAGCACAGCAACAGCAATATCCACCACGCATTCGCTATAGCCGATAGGAACTTGAATGACAGTAAGAAAATATTCCTCCCGTTCGCAGAAGACAACACTATCTGCGTCACTAACATCTGTTGCTACATCAGCAAATGTTGTATCTGGTACTTCACTGCTTGGTGGTATAACACTATCTGCTGGTGAAACCTTTACTGTTGTAATTGACCCAGATACAGCAATTGAAGAAATTGTAGATGTTACGGCGGTATCTACAAATACTTTAACAATCACACGTGGTGTCGATGGCTCATCAGGTCAGGCTCACTCTGCTGGTGCTGTCGTAAGACATATGGCAATTGGTCGCGACTACCGCGAAGCCAATACTCATATCGAAGCAACCACAGGACACGGTGCAACAGGCGCTGTAGTCGGTACAACAAACACCCAGACACTTACAAATAAGACACTTACATCACCTACTGTTTCAGGTTTAACTCTTACTGATGCAAGCATTGTATTTGAAGGTGCTACTGCTGATGCGTTTGAAACAACCCTTACGGTCACAGACCCTACTGCAGACCGTATAGTCACAATTCCAGATGCAACAACAACACTTGTTGGAACTGATACAACTCAGACACTTACCAATAAAACTTTAACTAGCCCAACCATTACTGGTACTGGTGCTATTGCTGGTACATTTACAGGAAATCTTACGGGCAACGTAACTGGCAATGTTTCTGGCTCATCTGGCTCAACCACAGGAAATGCTGCTACCGCTACAGCCCTAGCGACAGGACGCACATTCCAACTAACTGGAGATGTTGAGGCATCTGGAGTTACATTTGATGGAACTGGCAATGTAAACCTTACAACATCAATTGGTACTGGTGCAATTGTTAACGCAGATATTAATACATCTGCTCAGATTGCTTATAGTAAGACTAACCTTACCAACAGCATTGTCAATGCAGACATTAATGCATCTGCAGCAATTGACTGGACAAAGATTGCCCCATCATCAACAGTATCTGCTACAGAACTTGGATACCTTGATGGCGTAACTTCTGCTATTCAAACTCAGATTGATTCTAAGTTAGGCACATCTACAGCAGCAAGCACATATGCTCCGCTTGCAAGCCCAGCGCTAACTGGAACTCCTACTGCTCCAACTGCTGCAGCAAATACTAATACCACTCAGATTGCAACTACCGCTTATGTGCAAACTGAAATTAATGATTTAATTGCATCTGCCCCTGGAGCACTTGATACCCTTAATGAGTTGGCAGCAGCACTTGGCAATGATGCTAACTTCTCAACAACAGTAACCAATAGCCTTGCAACTAAGTTGCCTCTTGCTGGTGGCACGATGTCTGGTGCTATCGCTATGGGAACTAATAAGATTACTGGTATGGGAAATCCTACTGCTAATCAAGATGCTGCAACTAAATACTATGTAGACAATGTGACTGTTGCACCTAGCAACTTAACTGGTCCTATTACATCTGTAGGTTCTGCAACTAGCGTTGCAGCCCAGACTGGTACTGGCTCAACATTTGTTATGCAGACAAGCCCTACGCTTACTACACCTAATATCGGTGTGGCTACTGCTACAAGCATCAATGGAACCACAATTCCATCATCTAAAACTTTGGTGGCTACTGACTCAACAGCATATGTAGTACCATCTCAGACTGGTAACTCAGGTAAGTACTTAACCACAGATGGAACTACCTCATCTTGGGGAACAGTTAATGCGCTACCTAGCCAGACTGGAAACTCAGGAAAATATTTAACCACAGACGGAACAACCGCTTCGTGGGCAACAGTAACTACAGACCCAACAGCCGACATCTTTATGATGATGGGCGCTTAACCAACTACAGGGAGAAATACAAATGGCAAAGAAAGTACTTGGGCAAGTAAACCCATCAGCAACAACAGCAACAACTTTATATACGGTCCCATCTGCTAAGTCAGCAGTTGTCTCATCATTGACTATCTGCAACCAAACTGCTACTGCAGCAACATTTCGTATTGCAGTGCGCCCAGCGGGTGCAACATTAGCAGCAGTACACTATGTGGCATACGATGTAACAGTCGGAGCATCAGATACAACTGCTCTTACTCTTGGCATTACTCTTGCTACAACAGATGTAATTACTGTGTATGCTTCAACAGCAAATCTTTCATTCCACGCTTACGGAGATGAATCCTAACCAATGGCAACCTCCCTCGTAAAGACATCATCTATACTGCAGGGATTTCCCAAAAGTAGAAGTTTGCTTGCGGGGAATGCTGCATACAATCCTGGTGCTACCTTTCTGATTGACAGCGTGACTGTTGGTTCTGGTGGAGCATCAAGCATATCTTTTACATCCATTCCTAGCACCTATCAACATTTACAGATTCGCGGAATTGCAACTACTACAAGTAGCACAGATGTTGGTTGCAGATTTGGAAATGGAACGATTGATTCGGGCAGTAATTATGCAAAGCACGGATTATATGGAACAGGGAACGGAAGCGCAGGAGCGGCTGGATATACATCTCAGTCTTATATGAACGTTCAGGGTTATGTTTCTGGAACAGATTCAACTTACCCAATGGCATTTGTAATTGATGTTTTAGATTATGCAAACACCAGCAAAAATAAAGTAATGCGCTCATTGGCAGGTATGGATAAAAATGCTGCTTATGGAGAAATAGGTTTATATTCGGGTGTATGGCTTAACACATCAGCAATTAATACTATTAGTATAATTGCAACTGGTACAACATTTACTCAATACTCAAAGTTCTCACTTTACGGATATATGGGGTCATAATGCCAACGTCTACAGAAATTCCTATTGCAACGACTACGCTGGCAAGCGATACAGTTTCTTACACCTTCAGTTCAATCAGCGGTTCATATACTGACCTTGTTTTGGTTTGTTCTACAAAAGCCGCATCAGGTCATTCAGGAAACGATGTGAGAATTGACCTTCGATTCAATAGCGACACAGGCACTAATTATTCAGACACTTATTTACGCGGTAATGGTACATCAGCAAGTAGCGGTAGAGATTCCAATAGAACTCAAATTGACGAAGTTTCAAGCATCCCGCCAAACAGTTCTAGTGAATATGCGCTTTTTACTTATAACATTATGAATTACTCA